TCTACTGTTCCGTATTGGCTTCCACCTTTACCTACTATAAAATCAGCAGGTCCATATCCTGTTGCTGCTGCGTATTGAACGTGTCCACCATCATCGGTATAGATATTACCATCTGCGTTGATTACCAACCCATTTGTTATCGCACCTGTTGTTGAATTTATATCAATGGTTTTGAAACCATTTTCGGACCTTACTGATCCATTGAAAGTTGTATTAGCCATTATTAAGTCTCCTTAATTAATCTATCGTCTTGGCATGTCTGCTAGGGCAGTCGATAGAAGTTATAAAATCCCTAGAAAAAAAGGGGAGTGTATATCATTTCAACCCCCCTCTAAGTTACTAGCTTGATCCCGAAGAACCAAACGCTCCAAGCGGATCAGAAACTCCAAAGGAGTATCTTTCTCTAGCTTTATATCTTACGTTACCAGTATCAAAATCACCATCCATAGATGTTTCTAATGATGTACGTGCAAAATGTTTAAATCCATTTGGTACGTCTGTCATTAAGAACCATGCGTTAGTGTCTGTTAAAAAGTGATTAACAGTATAACCTTCTGGAATAGTTCCATTTGATTTGATAGCGTTAAGATCGTTATCCGCAGAACCCGGCTTTCCGTCAGTTTCGAGGATACGCGTAGCAGTAAACATTCCGTTAGGTGGAACGATTAACTTACGTGGTTTAGCTGCTATTAACAGTCCACGCTCGTCAGTCCAACCAGCTATTTGTATCACAGCATTCTCTAACGAAGTTTCGTTAAGGTCTGCTTGTGTTGCAAATGTGTTGGAATTTGTTCCGCCTGATACTAATGGATGTGATTCTGAAAACAGATCAACCCCATCGCCAGAATCAAAGTCGCCAAATCCTGCGTTAAGCGGATAGGCAGCTTTTACTTGCTTCGTATAAGCCATACTTCTTGCTAATGCTTTTGTATAACGTGCAGAAAGGGAGTCATATAATTCATCCTCCATCGCTTCTTCTGTAATACTAAAGCCCATTGCAATAGTTTCATGATTGTAACGAGTACTGAAAGATTCTTGTGCAGTATCATAGTTGATAGCTGAACCTTCATCTTTAACTGAAGCTTGACCAAATCCACTTAACTTAACTTCTTCTTCGAAAGATCGATCTGAAGTTTCAGTGTCATAAATTTCATCATGCTCATTTTCGTACTTGTTATATTCTAATCCAAACAGGGCATTCAATCCCGGAAGGAGTTCTTTAAGTAACTGTGCTCTTGAAATAGCCATTTCTTATTCTCCTTTGTTATATGCCAGTTGTATTACGCATGATATGACCCGCGTTAAACTTAACAACTAAGTCGGTATAAGCATCACCGGCTGTGTTGTCAGATTTAGGCGAGATATCTACTATCCTAATAGGAAGAGTTGCTGTTGTAGCAGCAACTGTAGATATATCAATAGCATTTTTACTTGTTCCAATACTGGTTGAGCCGGCTGTTTGTACGACCGCAACATTATTTCCAATTACAGTTTGTGCGCCTGTGCCGTCACCCTGCATTTCGAAAAGAACATCTGGATCATCCATAACATAAGCAGATACATCAGATGCAACTACGCTAGCTGTCCACATTTGTGAAAAAGTTTTCTGGCTAGTATTTGGATCAGTGTATGAAACGCCTAAGAAAATCCCTACAGGTGTGCAAGCAGTTGTGCCAGTGTCTTTTTCAACACCTCCAGCGGCAACTAACTTAACAAAATCACCATAAAAGATCGAGGTCGCATAACCAGAGGCTATGCTATAGTGTCTTACCTTTCCAGAAAAAGAACCATTAGTACTTAAAGTACCGACAGGTCTTGCTCCGTAAGGTGTTGCTGAACTACTCATTTTATATACCTTTTATAAATACATTAATAAATGTAAAGGTAGTAATTACTTACCGCCTTTCCCAAAAGAAACCGAAGTCTTCCTCTCCTTAAACATAGGCATAGCAGGATTTTCTTCACGCATATAATTAGCGTCTAAGGCACTCATTTGTTGATCAGCCATATCAGTATAATACTTTTTACGTTTGATCATTTCTTCTTTGGGTGCTTTACATAAGAGTAATCCGCCTACCTCAACCGATCCTTCAAATTGTGGACTGGCATCTTGTACCATTAACAACTCAGGGTGGTCTTCTGATTTAACTGGAACCCAACCTTCTCTCATTTTAGAAGATACATTCATATTGTCTGATTGACCAGCTGCTGCTGTTCTTATCCAACGATATACATATCCCTCTTCTGGAGTGGGGTCTGGTAACAGATTGGGAGGTGTCCAAGGTTTCTCACGTTCATTTGTATCTCTTGACTCCAATGAACGAGAAGTGCGCTCTTGATCTTGATTATTTTCTTGATCTTTATTTAACTTATCCATTATTTAACTCCTTCGCGAATTGCGATGCATATTGTTCTGGTGTAAGTCCAAGTCTCCTTGCGAGGTCGACTTGTGATTTTGTTAACTGCACTCTGCGCTGTTTAGTACTTGCTCTATTGGCAGGTGCTACCACAGTCGAGGGTCGCTGAGTCGTTGCAGTATTCGACTCAAAGCGTTCTGGAAATCTATTTCGCATAGCTTCATCTACTCTATCATAGTAAGTTGCAGAATCCCTTACAGGATCAACGCCTTCTCTTACTAATTTAGCGTGCATACCATATGCTAAAGCTGTCATATCTTCTTCACCAGCACGTTCAAACCAAGGGTTTGATCTTATGTATTCAGCAGCAGCAGGGTCAATAGCTTGTTCTGGTGCTGGTTGTTGATACACAGGTTGTGTTGGCTGTTGTTGTACTGGTTGCTGATATGTTTGTTGTGTATCAACATTGTTGTTTGGCATTTGTGGTACGTAGTTATCTACATAACTTTTATCTGCCAAAGCAGCTGAAAGTTTTTCTTGTGCATTTAACAGTTTATCAGTATCACCTGATTCATATGCTGTTTTATATTCTAGTTTAGCTGAATCAATTTCAGAATTAGTTCTGGTTTTAAGACTGCTTACTAAAGCACTTTCACTTTTAGCTACTGTAGATTTTAATCTATTATTTTCTTCAGCAAGTTGCCTTGTTAAATGTACTGATTCATCTCTTACACGTGTAGCTTGTTCTTTTGCTCTACGTTCTTCATGGTAATCATACTTTAACTTGTTAATACGTTTCTTTGTACGATCATTGATACCTTCTATTTCTTCATCAACGTCACTATCTGATACAGCCTTTGGCGGTTTTTGATCTGCCTCTGGTCTATCATCAACGATATCAATTTCTACATCGGGTATTGGTACTTCGATAGAATTTACCGAAGGTAATTCTTCTTGTTCTATAGCCTGTGCTTCTTCTGTCATGCTCTTACTATTCCTGTTGGGTCTTGAACAACAGCTTCAACTGTATCATCATTGATAACTCTGAATTCTTTGCCGTGTATTTTCATTCTTGTTCCACTATATGCTCTCATAATAACAAAGTCACCTTCTTTACAATACGCTCCACTAGGAAAACGCTTTTCATCTTTGTAACAATCTGGACCCATTTTCATTACGAAACCAATAATAGACGCTGTTTCTTCTACACGCCTTGTCATATCAGCCATAATAATACCACCTTCTGATTTCTCTTCTGCTACAGGAAGTGCTATTAATATTTTGTATCCTTGTGGTTCAGGTAGTTGACTTGCTACAGAAAAGTTTTCTGTTTCAGTCTCCTCACCTTTTACTGCTTCTACTGTCATAAGTTCCCTTATGTTGCGTCAAATATATATGGAGTCTGACGTTCTCCATCCTTTCACCATGAAAGGTGCGTATTTAATTTTCTATATACTGAGAGGTTTTCTCAGTAACTTCTCGAAGAGCAATACGTAACCCTTCTATCTTGCCTTTTAAATGATAAAGTTCAGTTAAATCTTTCACTTCACCATCTATTATGACTTCCGTAATCCTATTTATCTCATCGTTTAAACTATCTGTCAAGTATTCTGTAAACTTTAGATCAGTTATTTCCATTGTCTTTAGTAATTATTTCTGCCATCTTCCTTCCGATTTCTGCACCTTTAGTTCTTTCTTGTGCAGATACCTTAGCTATGTCTGCACCAGCTTTAGCACCAGCTATTTTCAAGTCAGCTTCTATTTTAATTCTTTCAAGTTCATCTTTCATCCTAGCTTTTTCTAGATCAGCAGCTATACGTGCTTCATCACTTGCTATCTTAGCTTCTGCTGACTGTGCTTTGATTTGTAGTTCTTGTTGTTGCATTTGCAGTACAGGGTCTTCCATTTGTTCTTGTGCTTGCTGCTGTTGTGCTTCTTGTTGGTTTTTACCTAGTAACTGTTGTGCTGCTGCTGCAACTAAAGTAGACAACCTTGATTCAATTTCAGGTGGCAATGGCTCACCTATTGGTGGCAACTCAGTACCTATTTCTTTTTCTATTTGTTTTCTATATTCGAAACCTATATGTTCAATTACGTGTTCACTTAATGCAGATTGCATAGCTTGTGCATTAGGTGCTTGTGCAACCATTTCTTGTACCTTAGGGTCTTGCATCATAGACATGTGAACAGTTATATGTGATGCATGATCTTGGTATTCGAAAGGTTTAACAGGTTCTCCATTCAATATGTCCATGTTTTCTGATACAGGGTCTTTAGGTTTCATATCATCTTCTAATGGAACAATATCTTGTGGGTCACGTATGCCTAATACCTCTAACATCTGTCTATGTAGCTTGGGCATGTCGTACATTTCCGGTGCAGACTGTGCAAGTTGCAAGGCTGCTTGGTATTGCATGATTCTTTGCGCCATTGTTGCAGCATTTGGGTCTGATACTGGTATAACGTCTATTCTTTCGTCAAAGTCCACACCTTTTA